AAACACTTATAGACCGGGGAATTATAGCCCAAAACATCACAAATCACAGGGTAAAATACTTCTTTAACCCATATATCCAGTATAAGGGAAGGTGGATTAACAAAACGCTTTATGAAATGTTCAAAAACACACGCTGGGCACCGAAAAAGGAGGTTAAGAAGTAGAAAAACACAAAAGGAGGCGGTAAAAGTGGCAATACCAAAGAATTATATTAATTTCTTTGATGTTTGTAAAATGGAAGGTATTCCAGAAGGCACAGCAAAAGGTGCCACGGCTGAAGGACTAAAAGGTATTGCTTCAATTCAGGCATTAAAACCGATAGGACATCTATTCAGAGAGTTTGAGAAGTACGTCAAAGGCGGTGTACGTAAGCAATACGGTATCCTTAGAAGCCATTACGAATACTGGAAAAAACATGGTGAACCACCCAAAGTAAGCCCTGGAAGGCCGCCAAAATATAAAAATTGCGCTGAGATACGCCTTCATTTGGATAATAAATTATACGATGAATTCAAGGCTATTGTAGATAAGGCAAATTCTATGTCTGAGATTAAGGTTTATTACAGGGATATGTTTGCAGTGGCTGTCCGGGAGTTTGTTGAACGTCGCAAACATATCTTGTTAGATGGTGATAATGATGGCAAGCAAGAATAAGAAGAGCGATTTACTTCCGTACAACCCCCTTTTAACCGATGTCCCTCAAGAAATTATGCCTATTGCTCCGAATGAAGAAGCTGAACAGAAAGCGGAGCTTATAGAGCAGGTTGAAAGCCTTGCGACCCTTAATAAAGAGGTTCTGGAAGTAAAGCGCAGGCAAGTGGAATTAATTGTTGATAACAAAAAAATGGATGCGGCACAAAAATTGATAGATGGTATTAATGTTGTTGCCGAAAAAGCATTAAATGCGGAAACAATCACAAAAATTGTAAGCAAAGAAGACTTAACACCTATGGACCTAAAATTTTTAGCAGAGGCAATGGACAAAATGGCTAATACGCTTAAAAACTTAATGACACCTTCGATGCAAGATGAGCTTGGCAAGAGAAAACGCATTAAGATAAATGCAGCCTTCCGAACACCATCCGGTGAGCAAGCAGCAATTTCAGTTGAGGTTCCAAACAACGAATAAAATGAACAACAAAATTAACAGCTGTAATATAGCAATATTAAGTATTTTATAGATATGTGTGAACAACAAAATGAACAACAAAACAAAAATAACATCAAAATATCACCAAAATGAGCAAGAAAATGAGCAATGCTATGAACAGCTACAATCCAGTATTGTCAAGTGTTTGACGGATAATGCATAACAACAAATGAACAGCAAGTTGAACACAAAATGTAACATCAAAATGAGCAGGTTGCAAGCCAGCATTATCAATACTTTGAATGGTATTGATGAACAGCAGAATGAACAACAAATGAACAGCAAGTATAACACATATATAAGAAATATAAAGAAATATATTATATATATAATTATAGTATATATATTTAATATATCTTAATTACTAAATAACTAAATATATAAAAATAATTATATATGGATCGATCGTCAAATTGTTAACAATCTTCTTAAAAATCTTTGAAAATACTACATTTCATAATCAAAATATACAAATTGGATTTATTCGGAGCATGGGGCCGTTAACCGGGCAGGTGAATCGTTATCAACGGCATTAGTATCCTGCCTGCTCCGTATTATTAAATTTCAGGAGGCGGTTTTATGAGAGAAGTATATAATAATCTGTTTTGCGGAAATGAAAAAGATTTTATGTGTAATCCGATGGCTCGTGAAATGGCTGTTATACACGCATGTAAAGAACCATATCATAGGCTTTATGTAGGATATACTGGAAGAGGTTGTCCTAAAGATTCGCCGTATTATTATTGGATCGAATGGTCACCTAATAGGCTTGCTTTAAACATGATTGATGCCCCTAAGCCTGAATTCTTTGCAAAACCAATGATTGATAAGGCACTTGAGTACATAGAACAAAAACTGAATGAAGGATACAAGGTTTTGGTCCACTGCAACGAAGGTTTTTCCCGTTCCCCTTCCCTATGCCTGCTGTATCTCATTAAGAAAGGCATAATCAAGGGGGAAACACTGGAAGATTGCGAAGCTGAATTCTTGAAAGTTTATCCGGAATACAATCCCGGTGAAGGTATAAGAGGGTTTGTAAAAGAACACTGGAAAGAATATGTTTTTGGAGCGTGAATATTATGTTGAAACATACAAAAAGAGTAAAGACTATTTTTAAAGCATATATACAGCATTTCAAAGATTATTGGATTGGTTCAGTTGATGTATTTAAACAATATATCTATAGCGATAAATGGCCCGAAAAAAAGAGACTTCATACGATCTCCATAATTTCAGATCGCTTTGGAAAAGGTGCATGGTTTAGAGAAATACCAGCAAACAGGATTACTGAACTTATGGATATGTTGTCAAAATCAGCGGGCTCAAAATTTACTTTACATTTAGATTATGGTGGCGGCTGCTATCTTGAATATACATTCAACAGGAGGCAGAAAAGCATGTTACTTAACAAACTGAATGAGATACTAAGTAGCGAAATAATTTACTGCCCGAGTGAATAAGAGCTCACCTGCCATGTGTAGGAAGAGCGGAGAAGTCGTTCGTAGTATTAGCGACTTTGGTATAGAATTTTGGGGCTCGCATTGCGGGCGGCACCTCGTTATGAGGTGCTTTTTTATTGCCTGCTGGTGTAAATGGTTAGCACATGAGACTTTGGATCTCAAAGTTGAGGTTCAAGTCCTCGGCAGGCAGCCAAACATATATTTCTACGGTTGCCGGACCGACTAAACCGAGCGGGATTAACCGGTATCCCTGAATGAGGATTACCTCACCGGTATTAAGGTTGATGCCATATGGCATAGGGTTGAAAACACCGTGTGTGACAGTGGGTGGGGTCAGGCGTTTTAAACCATCGGAAGGTGGTGTGTAGATGAATGATTGGTTTGAAGAAGCTAAAAAGCTGTATAAGCCTGGTGTTTATGGTTATAGACAAATAGCAAAAAAATACGGATTATCGATCAAAACAGTTGAAGCAAGATTCTTAAGGGCTAAGAAAAAAGGCGAAATTTTTGGGAAACCGCAAGAAATTAATTTGCAAGAGCAGGTTTTAAAAGATTTGCAAAAAGAAACTACCGTCAAGGCTCTATCAGATAAATATAAAACAAGCGAAAGAGTTATTAGAGCGGTTATTGATGACATTAAGGACTTAGGCTATATCATTTCAGAAATTAATGGAACAATTAAGATATGCAAAGATGTTATTCCTAAAGATGTAGAATATAAAGAAAGCTGGAAAGGAGACAAAATAATCCGTTTTGGAGTAGTATCAGATACGCATTTATGCTCTAAGTGGCAGCAATTAACCTTTTTAAATCATCTTTATGATATTTTTGAACATGAAGGAATAACAACGGTATATCACTCTGGAGATATAACCGAAGGATTTAAAATGCGATCAGGGCATGAGCATGAAATATTCAAATATGGCGCTGATGATCAAAGTGATTATGTTATTGAAGTCTATCCCAAAAGAAAAAATATTATTACAAAATTCATAACCGGGAACCATGACCATACACATATTAAAAACGGCGGTATCGATATCGGACGGAAAATAGCAGATAAGAGACCGGATATGATTTATTTGGGACTAAGCAACGCAAAAATATATATTACGCCTAATTGTGTCATAGAGCTTAATCATCCTCTTGATGGAGCCGCTTATGCATTAAGTTATGCACCACAGAAAACAATAGATGCCATGTCAGGCGGTGAAAAGCCGAATATCCTTCTTAATGGTCATCATCATAAAGCATTTTATATGATTTACCGCAATGTTCATGCGTTTGAATGCGGTACAACACAAGCGCAAACGCCATGGATGCGCGGAAAAACGATAGCTGCAAATATAGGCGGTTGGATTATAAGCGTTCATGTAACTGAGGATGGGACCATTAGCAGATGTATAGGTGAGTTCATACCGCTATACAAACCATTAGAACATGATTATTGATAGTTTTGGAGGCGATGCTATGAGTGATGTAGTTAATCATCCACCGCATTATACAGCAGGGAAATTTGAAGTTATTGACATCATAGAAAGCATAGTAAACAGTATGGATTTGACGCCATTTGCAGGATATTGCTTAGGCAATGCCATTAAATATTTGGCAAGATTTAAAAACAAAAACGGTGTTGAAGATTTGAAGAAAGCCAAATGGTACATAGATAAATTAATTAGCCAACTCTCAAAGGTAGAGGATTCGCAATGAGAAAGGTTATCTATGTAGCTCATCCTTTCTTAGGCAAACCTGAAAACGTCCAGAAAGTTGAAAAGATAATCCTGAAACTCATTGAACAATATCCTGACTATACATTCTACAGCCCGCTTCATGCGACGGGCTTTTTTTATTTCAAGAAAACTTATGAAGAAGGCATGAAAGATTGCATTGAGATGTTACGTCGTTCTGACGAACTCTGGCTTTGCCCCGGCTGGCAGAATAGCCGAGGTTGCAATATGGAATATGAGTATGCAAAGAAACATGGAATTTCAATCAAAGAATTGTAATCAATATTGAACAGTTCCTGCAAGCTTAAGTATAAGCGCAATACCGCAGGCCATATAAATTGACAAAAGTACTCTATGGAGTGCTTTTTCTATGGGTGGGTGGTGACATGCCACGAAAGGAAGGTTCTCTAAGCAGAATTGAACGGTTAAATAAAAATTACATAAAGCATTCATCTGCGGATGCAATTGGGATATGCGAAATATGCGGAAAGCCATTTAAAAAGGTTCGGGTTCCTTCTCAAAATAGATATAACAATCAAAAAACTTGCGGTGCCTGCCGAATGGCAATTGCAAGAGGCGAAAAAAAGGTTATTATTCCCTATGAACCGCATCCGGCGCAACAAAAAATACATGACAGTAAGGCGAGATTTAAGCTTTTGTGCTGTTTGCCACCAGGCGAAATTATACTCGGAGCTAACAAACCGATTGAGGAAATTCGAGAAGGGGAATATGTTTTTGGAAACAATGCAAAACTGAATAGAGTTTACAAAACGATAGAAAGAGATTATAACGGGCATCTATACAAAATAAATGCCCGTTATATTTTGCCATTTGAGGTTACAGACGAACATCCTATATTGTTAACAAAAATAGTAAGAAATGATAACTATGAAGCCTTTAAAAAAGGTAGACGCACTAAAAAAACTATTTGGGAAATAGAAAAATCTATTTGGGTTAAGGCTTGTGACGTTGAAAAATATCTGAACGAACAAACTAATTATGTGAAGTGGTGTTTAAAGATACCAAAACTCAAAGGAACTATAAGTATCAAGAAGTGGGTTCTAAGAGAGTTGAAATGTTGTAAAAAGCACTATAAGCCACATTTCCCTATTAACGCAGAAACTGCATGGTTACTTGGACTATATCTTGCTGAAGGTAATGTAGGCAAAAGCTATGTCACATACAATTTAGGATCTCATGAAACGGAACTTATAGAAAAAGTAATAAAAAGCTATAAGAATATGGGATACCATGCTTATGTTAACACAAGAGAATGCGACCATACCACAAGAATAGTTATTTGTTCTACTGCATTAGCGGAGTTGTTCGCTTCACAATTTGATACTATTGCAAACAGCAAGCAAATTCCTCAGGATATACTTCTTCATAAGGATAGGGAAATAATACTTAATTTCCTTAAAGGCTATTGTGATGGTGACGGACATTTTGATGATAAAGAGTATAGAATTTACTGTAAAACGGCAAGTAAAAAGCTTGCTTTACAACTTCAACTCTTATTTGCAAGACTTGGTTATTCGGCTTATATTCATGAGAATGTACGTAAAAAGTCTAAAATACGAGATCGTGAAATAAATAATGATAATCCATTCTATATGGTTGTATGTAGCGATTGCGAACTACTAAAAGAGCTTGAATATTCTGATAGACATAAACATATTCGTGAATTTTCGTTTAAGACTGATGATGCTATATATGTTCCCTTGCTCTCAGTTGAAAAGAGAACTTATAGTGGGAAAGTTTACAACATTTCAACAGATGATGAAACTTTTTTGGTATCAAATATTGTTACGCACAATTGTGGCAATCGCTTCGGAAAAGATTTATGCGCAATTGCAGAAGGTGTAATGAAGTTCCTTGAAATGCTTAACGAGGAACGTCCGATTGATATTAACCCACCTGTCCTTTGGTGGATAATAGCTCCGACAATGAGGCTGGCGCGTCAGAACTGGCGTGATTTAAGAAAATTATTACCGGCAGATTTAGTTGTAAATATCTCATTAGCAGATTTAACGGTTGAAACAATTAATGGTGGGGTTATTGAAGTTCATTCTGCCGATGACCCTGAAGCTTTGGTCGGTGTTGGACTCGATATTGCAACCATTACCGAGGCGGCAAGAATCAAGGATTTGGACGTTGTTTGGGCTAATGTAAGGCAAAGACTTGATTCCCCAGGACGCGGGCCGAACGGGACTGGTGGTATAGCGGTATTGAATGGTTCACCAAAAGGGATAACGTATTTTAGCAAACTTCTCAAGATGGGTGAAAAAGACAGTTCAACATATTCGCCGGAATATGAGACCTTTAGGTTTACAACATGGGACAATCCGTACATGGCCGCTAAACGCTACAAAATAGTCGGCAAAGACTGGCTTGGTAATGATATAACTTTTGAGCAGTCAATTAGGATGTCCATGACAGATGAAAGGTATCGTCAGGACTACCTTGCCGAGGAAATTGCATCGGTTAATGCGGTTTTCCCTAACTATCAAAGGGTTTTAGTAACCCCACCAAGCAAAGATGAAGAAGAAATCAAAAAGTTCTGGGAAGAATGGGAAAAAGTCGAACCATTCGAGACATACAGGATTGGTTATGACCCGGCTCATAAGGGTGACCAAAGACCTTGCGTAATCAGAAATAGTAAAGGTAGAGTTGTTAAGATTGACCTCATGGCAAGACTTGATTGGGAAGCACAATGGGATAGGCTTGCTCACTATTCTAAACTATATAACAATGCCGTTGTTGATTTCGGACAAACCGGTATTGGTGAAGCTGTCGGTGCCCAGCTTACCAAACGCGGCATACCTAACAATCCAATCAACGAACAGGGAAGCAACAAAGCAAAATTGGTTGAAAATTTGGCGATTATTGTTGAACAGGGATGGTGTCAAATACCATACAGCCGTGAAGTTGAAAACCAATTAAAAGATTATATTTCAATCAGTAGAGATGGTCGATCAACGCAATACCGAAATGCTACGGATGGTGGGCACGACGATATAGTCAGTGCCCTATATTTTGCCTTTGCTGACTTCCAGAGACCGACTGAAACATTACCATGGATGGGTATTATTTCAGGAATATCAAAAGGCTATTGATATGACAGGCTTATGCCTTTCATATACCAAAGAGCGGCATGAATAACGGGGATGTATACATAACGGGTCCGCCTCCGCCCGTTGTCCTACGTGTGCCGCTCCCCCCCATATATACATTACGAATTTGGAGGCAAACAAGATTAGGAGCAAGGAGGCGTTAGATAATGAAGCTCAACCTTGATAAGAATGTTATCGATCTTCACGGTGAACCCTTACAGGATAAACTTAGTGAAGTCCTGGCAAATGTATTGGCAATGTCAACAGTTGGAGCACCGGCAAAGATGATTGCTTGGGCTGTTAATTTGATAAATGAAGGTGAAATTGAGGTTGATAAGTCCGATATACGCTTTTTGACTGACCTTATAACTCATACAGATAAAGTAGTCAACTTGGTAAAAGCCCAGCTTTTAGAGCAATTAGAAAAACTCACAGAATGAAGGTGATTTAATGGCTTTCTTTAAAGATATTTTTGCAAAGAAGTCAAGAGATGCTCCTAAAATACCAACAGGTAGGCAGACAATGATAGGTAACGGTTACTCAACCGTTCTCTCCCCTCACCGTTCAAGAACTTCAGACATTTTAAGGACACTGAGAAGAATACCGGATGAAGTTGCGGCCATAGAATTTTTAAAACGGGTTAATCCTGATGTTTCAATGGCGGTTTGGAACTTCGTAAGGCTTGCTAATCAAGGCAACGAAATTCATTTTTATCCGGTAGGTGACCGAGAACGAAAGACAAAAATAACAGAACTTGAGAATGAATGGAGAGACTTTGCGGCACGAATAAATGAAATCAGTAATGCAGGGCTGGACGGATTGATAGACCAATTCCATTACAGCTCTTTTTTATTGGGTGCAATGGCTTGCGAGGTTGAAGTAAATGAGGACAGAACAGATATTGTAGATGTTTACCCTGTAAAACCGCAAACAATCGAATGGGAATTAAAAGAAGTCGATGGCCGACAAAAATTTGTTCCTTACCAATATAATAATTTAAAAAAGGTTTACCTTGACAGAAAAAATGCAAACTTCTTTTGGGTGCCTTCCGATCCTGATATAGGCGATCCAAGAGGAACATTGCACTTAACGCCTGTTCTGCAAGCTGTTGATTTTCAAATGCAGATTTTGCAGGATTTGCAAAAAGTGTTACACCATCAGGGATGGCCAAGAGATGATTATGAAATAAACGTTGAACGAATGTTACAGTATTGTCCACAACACATCAAAAATGATCCCCAAAAACTTAATGAATGGCTATGGGAGCAACACAGCAACATTGTCAGAATGCTTAAGAGCCTGGAACCTGACTCGGACATTATCCATTTCGATGATGTCAAAAGAAATCCCGGAACTCAAAATACAAATACCCGAGGCCTTGATGTCAGAGCGATTAATGAGCTTGTTGATGTTCAGGTTCTTAATGGCTTAAAGCAGATGGGAACTTTTGTAAACAGGTCAACTGGCAAAACTGAGACATGGTCAACGGTAGAGTTTTTGATTATGACACAAGCAATTAAATCTTGTCAACGCGGCTCTAAACGATTAGTTGAAGAAATCGCACGTTTATGGTTAAGAGTTCGTGGAATTCAGGCAATCCCGGTATTTACTCACAACGTTGTAAATTGGCAAAGCGAACAAGATAGACACACTGTAGCACTGATGAAAGAGCAATTTTACGCCATAGCTCAATTGATGGGTTGGATTGACGGTGATATGGCAGCTCAGGAAGTTATTGGCGTTGAAAGAGCTGTTGGCTCACCCATTGAAAGTGCAAGAGTTACCTTCACATCTGGGGGTGATCGTGATGTCAATACTAACAAACATCCGTGGAAAAGCTTACAAATTGAAGAAGAAGGCAACGAAGATTGATAAGTCTGAATGCAAGGGTTGTATTCTTGAGGGCTTCTGTGATGAGGAAAAAGAGGAATTCATACCTGAAATTCAGGAGTACCTTGAGGAACAAAAATTCATTATGGGAAGAAGGTGATTAAATGCCTAACTTTGGTGTTCCAACGGAAGAACAGTTAGCCAAAATAAATAAATTAGCAAAGCGAACCTTGTCGGCAGACGAAGTTTTTGTTTTCTCCGGAAAGTCTGCAGGCGACTTGATGATCCCCGGCAGATACATGAAGTTAAGCCCCGAGATACTCAAGGTTATGGCTGATGATGCCAAAAAAGGTGTATCTTTCATGTTGAATCACAATTGGAGCAATTGGGGCGGTATTCAGGCGGTTCCTTACGGTAAGGTTTTTGAAGGTACTGTTGAGAAAAGCTCACAAGATGGCGAAACTGTCGCGTTGTATTTGACAAAATACATAGTTCGCGATGATGAAGTTGTGGATGGTGTGTCTGCAAATGCTCTTATTAAGAAGATTGAGACTGGCGTATTATCTGATACCTCCATAGGCTGGGGAACCGATGTAATGACCTGTTCTATTTG